TAACCAAAGAATTGCGGGACTTGAATCAAGAAGTCAGGGAAAAACTTTCATCTACGCGCTACTCTACGGAGCGGGAGATCCCAAGCTTGGAACAGTGGTTGGGGGAGGCAGAGATGTTGGTGCAAAACTTAGAAAATTATTCTTTGATAATCTCCCAGCATTTAAAGCTCTTAAGGATAGAGTGGGAAGAGCATCTAAAAAAGGTTACATAAAAGCCTTAGATGGTCGTAAATTAATTGTTCGCAGCCAACACGCAGCACTAAATACTTTATTACAGGGCGCTGGAGCTATAGTAATGAAGAAAGCTTTAATACTTTTTACAGAGTACACTAAAGATTTAGATTGCAATGTTGTGGCTAATGTCCACGATGAGTGGCAGGTAGAAAGCGCAGAAGATGTTGCAGAAGAAGTAGGTAAGATGGGTGTCAAAGCTATTAAGGATGCTGGCCTATCTTTTAGTTTACAATGTCCTTTGGATGGTGAATATAAAGTAGGAGATAACTGGTATGACACGCACTAATATTCCTGAAAACCCTATGGGTAAGTATGTAAGATATCCCGAAAGATATAGGTTTATAGATAATGAGTGGTGGTATTATTATCCTGAAGATGGCACTAGCATTAAAACTGGTGGGCACATTAGAGAAAGAGCAGCTACTTTAAGAAAAAGAGTAAACTCTTATATGCATGTAGACGGTAAATATATATCTAAAAAGCATCCTCTTTATAAGCCGGGAAGATATAAAGGGTTTACTGATGCAGCCTTTAGTTCTCTAGAGAACTATGAAACATCTAAAGAAGGGCAAGTATATATTATACAAAACCCCGCCTTTCCTAGCTGGTGCAAAGTAGGTATGGCTGTAGACGCACAAGATAGATTAAAACAATATCAAACATCTTCTCCCTATAGAGATTATGAATTAGTAAAAATTTATAACACTAAAGATAGGAGACAGGCTGAAGCACAAGCTCATGCTGAACTTGAAAAAAATTATGCGCGGCGAGGCGAGTGGTTTGTTTGTGATGCTAGTCTGGCTACTAATAAATTAAATAACTTATTTGGGGCAAAGCAGTTTGAACTCTTCTAAATCTTTAAATACATTAGTAGAAGATATTTACACTAAAATTGAAACATTGTCTAAAGGAGAAGATATGCAAATATCTCCTGAACTTGTAGATGATTTTGGTGAGAGTATGAAGGATGCTTTACTACACTGGGCTACACCTAGAACACAAACCAAAGGCTTGCGTATGAGCAATATAGGTAAACCTTCTAGACAGCTTTGGTATGATATGAAAAATAATAGTTCTTCTAGTACTGTAGATTCTGCTACTCAAATTAAATTTTTGTATGGTCATCTCTTAGAAGAACTTTTACTTTTCTTTGTGCGTATGGCGGGTCACAATGTATCCGATGAGCAAAAAGAAGTTGTAGTGGACGGGATTAAAGGACACATGGATTGTAAAATAAATGGAGAAGTAGTGGATGTAAAAACTGCATCGGGCTTCGCCTTTAAAAAGTTTTCACAGGGAACTCTTGGAGAACAAGATGACTTTGGATATTTGTCGCAGCTTGCTGGTTATGAGGAGGCTGAAGGGACAGATGCTGGAGGGTTCCTTGTGATTAATAAAGAATCAGGTGAACTTTGTTTTTATCGTCCAGATGATATGGATAAGCCTGATATTAAACATAGAATTAAACAAATAAAAAGTTCTATTAAACTTGCAACTCCTCCTGAAAAATGCTACACTCCACTACCAGAAGGTGCTAAAGGTAATGAAAAGTTACCCCGCCCCTGCACCTACTGCCCTCACAAATTTGAATGCCACGCCGACGCTAATGATGGCGACGGCCTTAGAGTATTTAAATACGCTAGTGGGCCTGTGTACTTAACTAAAGTTGTATCTAAGCCTAGAGTAGAGGAGCTATGAATAGTAAGACAATGAAAAAAATAAATAACCATGCTGACTTTTTACTTTTGGGTTGGTTGAAAACTTTAATTCCAGAAGAAGAACACGGGAAAGTAAACTTAAAAAATCTTAATTCTTTTCTTCCCGAAGCTAATTATTTTTTTGCAAACAAATCTATACGTTTAAGTTTTTATAGCCCTAAGTGGGTCAGAAAAAGTTTAAAAAAATTAGTCTCCCAAGGGGAACATCTTCAAGATATAACCATGACAGACTTAGAAAATTTAGCTAAGAAATGACAACAAAGAAAAAAGTAAGAAGTGGTAAACGCAAAGCAAGAGTCCCCCGCCCTAAGAAAATTGTAGCTCCTAATAATCACAAGTATGACTCTATATGGGAAGCTGTGCTGCATGAGTCAATACTCAAAGATTGGGAACATCATGTTGATCATGTAGAGTATGTAATTGAACACAAATACGAGCCTGATTTTGTACGTGTACTTGAAGGAAAGAAAATTTTACTAGAGTCTAAAGGTAGGTTTTGGGACTTTGCAGAGTATAACAAATATGTGTGGATTAAAAAAATATTACCCAAAGATACAGAGTTAGTGTTTTTATTTGCGAACCCTTCTGCACCTATGCCGGGAGCAAAACGTAGAAAAGATGGGACTAAAAGATCACACGCTGAATGGGCGTGGAAGAATGGGTTCAGATGGTTTAGTGAAGATAGTATTCCTGATTCGTGGATTGATGTAAAAGCTAAACAGTCTGAAGAATTTAAAAATAGAAATAGTAAACTTAACTTGGAGATGGAATGAAGAGCATTGATGATGCAACACCAGAAGAGTGGAATAAGCTTAGAACTAAACACGATGTTGAATTTACAGAATGGGACGGCCCTAATGACCATCCTGTGTATGGTGAAAATATACCTGATAATCGTTTAGGTAAATCTTATTCTAACTTAATAAATACTATGGTAGATCACCCACCACATTATAATAACGGTAATATAGAGTGCATAGAAGCTATTGAAGCTATGCTCACGCCTGATGAGTTCATAGGATACCTACGAGGTAACTCTCTAAAGTATCGCTGGAGATTTAGATACAAGAGTAAACCTATAGAAGACCTACGCAAAGCTCGCTGGTATGAAGAACGGCTGTTGCAGTTCTTGATGGAGAATCAGGATGTCTTGGGATAGGAAAGAAGAACGTAGGGAAAGGTTTCAAAAGCGTAAACAATCTAAAAACAAAGCACGTACCAAAGGATATAGGCAGTCACAGTTAAAAGAAAAGGAAGACATTGATGACATTAAAAACTGGGAAAATAAATTATTTAGGGATAGAGATTGACTACGACAAAGAAGAGCTATTAAATGAGTTCTCTTTAGAAACTTTAAAAGATAGATACTTTTCAAAGGATGAGACATATGCTCAAGAAGCTTTCGCACGGGCTGCTGTATACAGTGCTACTTATCAAGGACATACTGACTTCAATCTTGCACAGCGACTTTATAATTACGCAAGTTCTAATTGGTTCATGTTTAGCACTCCTATCCTTAGCAACGGGGGACTCAAGCGTGGTTTACCTATCTCTTGTTTTCTTAACTATGTTCCTGATTCAAGGGACGGTTTATCTGAGCATTATGATGAGAACATATGGCTTGCAAGTTCAGGTGGAGGCGTTGGTGGATATTGGGGTGATGTTAGGAGTAATGGCGTATCTACTACTAACGGTAGTAAGTCTACTGGTAGCATTCCATTCATGGGTGTGGTAGATAGACAAATGCTCGCCTTCAATCAAGGCATTACTAGAAGAGGTTCTTATGCAGCATATATGGATATTAGTCATCCAGAAATTGAAGAATTTATTGCAATGCGGAAGACTACTGGAGGTGATCTCAATCGCAAGTGCCTTAACCTGCATAACGGTGTCAGTATATCTGATGAGTTTTTATACTCCGTACAGCACGACTTACCTTGGAGACTCATTGACCCTAAATCCAAACAAGCAGTAAAGACTGTAGCAGCGCGTGACTTATGGTGGCAGTTAATACACACTAGAGCAGAAACAGGCGAGCCTTACATTATTAATCTTGACCGTTGCAACGAAGCTCTACCACAACATCAAAAAGATTTAGGTTTAAAAGTAGTACAAAGTAATTTGTGTTCTGAGATTACCTTACCTACTAGCGAGCAACGAACAGCAGTATGCTGCTTATCCAGCGTTAATTTAGAATACTTTGATGAGTGGAAAGATGATGAGTTATTCATCAGCGACTTAGTTACTATGCTGGATAATGTTATTGAACACTTTATTGTTAGTATTTTAGAATCTAATTACGTAGGCACCTGTAACATAAAATATGTAACAAACTTAAATGATTTTAGAAAATATGTTAGAGAGGGGAAAGAAGAATATGGAAAATCAAAAGCCGCTTATAGCGCATATAGAGAAAGGGCGATTGGCCTTGGTGCAATGGGCTTTCATTCTTATCTTCAACGTAATGGAATCCCTTTCGCGGGAATGTACGCTGCCAGTTTTAACAACAGAGCCTTTAAACACATCAAGGAAAGAGCTACTGAAGCTAGTGTACAGTTGGCTGGATCTAGGGGCGAAGCTCCTGATATGGTTGGCAGTGGTCTTCGCAACTCACATCTGCTTGCTATTGCTCCTAATGCCAGCAGCAGTATTATATGTGGTGGAACGAGTCCTAGTATTGAGCCTACGAGGGCTAACGTATTTACGCACAAGACTTTGACAGGTTCTTATAAGGTGAAGAACAAGTATTTGGAGAAGCTACTAGATGAGAAAGGCATCAACACAGAAAAAACGTGGAAAAATATTGCTGCTGCTGAAGGCTCTGTTGAAGGCTTGGAGGCGCTGTCTGAAGAAGAAAAAGAAGTATTTAAAACTGCACCTGAGATAAACCAAATATGGATAATTGAACACGCGCTCCAAAGACAAAAGTATGTCTGTCAAGCGCAGTCAGTAAACTTATTCTTCATACCGCCACCAGCTACAGCAGATCAGGAGGTGCATGATGAGTATCTACAGTATATTCATAATGTACATTGGACAGGAGCTAACAAACTCAAATCTATGTATTACCTCCGCTCTAATGCAGCTAGAAATACAGAGAATGTTAACGTCAAAATACCAAGAATTAACTTAGAAGAAGAGGAGTGCTTAAGCTGTGAAGGATAAATTAGTACACTTGTATGTTATTGTGTTTTTGTTCTTTGCTTTTTTAGTTGGAAGTCTAGTAGGAAGTTGTGCATCTACTGATCCTACTATTGATAAAGTATTGAATAAAACTAAAACTAAAGAAGTAAAAATTCTTGAATGCGGTAAATTAGAGATTAAAGTTTGCAATGGCCCTGATAGAAAAACAATATCTCAACATGAAAATCTGTATTGTAAATGCAACAGCAGACGGAGTGTTGAAGAAGCAATGAAACAAAGAATGCAATGGGAGATAAATTAATAATGAAGAATATAGCAATAATTTTATTGTTACTATTGTTACCTGCTTGTACCACTGACGGTACTCAACGAAGCAAGTGGGATTACTACAGTCCTGAAAATACAAAGTGTCCAGATTCTCACATATCAGTATGTAGAAAATACGGCCCCCATATGATTTGTGAATGTAGACAAAGGACAAAGCATGTCTAAGCATCCTATAGAAGATTGCCAATACTATATATGGGAAGAGAATAGGCTTGCGTCTTACGAAGAGTTCAAAAAATTCTACGCTTCAAAAGAAATTGAGGATACTAAGTTTAAAAACTTTTGTATCCAGCAGTGGGCTGAGTACGCAATGAATTATAACAAACTAGACAAACTTAGTTTTAGAATATGGGTAGCTAGGAATGAGAAGGAGTTAAAAGAAAAATGGAAGACCATAAAATAAAAGCACTAAAGAGCATGTACAAAGCTCAGATTATTTGGGCTACTTCAGAGTTTAAAAACTATCTTGAGAATCCAGCAGCCGTAGGAGAGCATACAATGCTTGAAACTATGGACGAGTTAGTAGATAAGATAGCTGAAGCAGAAGATAAACTAGTTGTACTGGAGACTTTTTTCAATGAATAGAACAATGGTAGATTTAGTGACTCTTTGGAGTTACGAAAAAGGCATCATAAACAACAGTACACCACTTGCACAGTTTGCAAAGCTTGTGTCAGAGATAGGAGAACTTGGCGATAACATTGCTAAGCAACGAGATATTGCAGACGATATAGGCGACTGCCTTGTAGTGTTAAACACATTAGCAGTTATGCACGATACAGACCTAGATCAGTGTTTGCGTGTAGCATACTTAGATATTAAAGATCGTAAAGGCCATATGAATAGTAATGGCATATTTATTAAAGAAGGAGATGTAGCTTGAGCCTGTTAGACACTAGAGATTACTACAAACCATTTGAGCATCCTTGGATGTTTGATTACTACTCACAGCAGAATCAGATGCACTGGTTTCCTGAAGATGTACCGCTGCATAATGATGTGAAAGATTGGCAAGACCTTGGTGAGTCTGAAAAGAATTTACTCACGCAGATCTTTAGACTGTTTACTCAGTCTGATGTAGATGTAGGATCTGGTTATGTTGATCGTTACATGAAGATCTTTAAGAAGCCTGAAGCACGTATGATGATGGGTGCCTTTCATAATATGGAATCAATACATCAACACGCCTACAGTCTGCTACTAGATACCGTAGGAATGCCAGAGGTGGAGTATAAGGCGTTTGCAGAGTATGAGGCTATGGCTGACAAGCATGAGTATATCGACGCTGTACGGGTCACTAAGGGCGATAGACAGTCCATTGCTAAAGCACTAGCTATCTACTCTGCTTTTACTGAAGGGCTACAGTTGTTCTCAAGCTTTATCGTGCTGCTTAACTTCCCACGCTTCGGTAAGATGAAAGGCATGGGACAAATTATTACATACAGCATACGTGACGAGTCTATGCACGTAGAAGCAATGACAAAGTTATTCAGGGAGTTCATTCAAGAAAACATTGAACTATGGACTGATGACTTCAAAGCTGAGATCTATCAAGCGTGTCGTGAGATGGTTGACCTAGAGGATAGGTTCTTGGATCTTGTGTTTGAACAAGGTGACATACGTGGCCTGACAAAGAAAGAAATGCAGCAGTACATTAGATACATTGCAGATCGTAGGCTACTACAGCTAGGCTTGAAACCTAACTACAATGTAAAAGATAATCCATTAGATTGGTTGGATGATGTGTTGGGTGTAGAGCATCAGAACTTCTTTGAAGGCCGTGCAACTACTTACATGAAGGCGGGGCTACGAGGTAACGTAGAAAAGGTGAAGTTCGCATGAAGGAAGGTAATATTATATCATTTAAAGTTTTTATAAATTCAAAGGGTGTACTAATGACAGAGTACTCCAGAGTGCCTGATAAAGATTTAACCAGAATATTTAATAGTCACGATATGGCCTATATTTCTAGAGTACTTGCTAAAACTGATCCTAAATTTAAAAATTTACACGATGATATACAAGAAGAATTAGAAGTTTTAAATTAAACTACCACTTTACTTTGTGCGACCAGTACCGCGCTGAAAGCTTTGACGGATTAGAATCTTGAGCATTGTGCCTAGCATAATATGATTTCTTACGAGCTTTATCTTTTTTAGATTTAGGATTTTTACCAGCACCACGGACACCTTGTTGCCCGAAGCGTATAGTTTTAATTTTGTCTCCGTCTTTAGCTACAACAACATGAGACTTAGTAGGATGCTTAGGAGTACGTTTAGGTTTGTTGTATCCTGACACTCCTGCCCGTGCTAATCGTGGATCTTTTTCGCTCATTTTTTTCTATAGCTACTTGTCTTCTTTGCAATCTTCTTAGGCTGCTTACTGTGTTGTTTACCTTTCTTAGTGTCTTCACGCTTCTTACGTGTAGTCGCTGCATATTCTTTAGATGATAAAGATTTAATAGCTTTTTCAGGCAGGTAACGCTCTCCAGTTTCACTAGACTTCTTACCAGACTTAGTACGCCACTTTTGTTTTGTCCAAGATTTTAAAGACTTTTGAGATTTTTTAAGTGCCATTATTGATCATGTCCTTTGTCTTGCTGCTGTTTTATCCACTCTTCAAGTTCTTTTTTACTTCTTGTTTTTTGTTGGGCTTGTTTTGCCATGCTTCCTCCTAAGAGCTTCTTTAGCTTTCTTAGCTATGTCTGCTTGTCTGGACTTGCCAGCTACTTTGGCTCGCTGCTCCATTACAGTAAGTATCTGTATCTTACGTGCATAAGGTTTACTTATACCTTTTACTTTACGAGCAGTATCTCTAGCGTCTTGGACAGTAGCAAACTTTATACTGACTGTATCTTTAGGATTCTCATCAGTATATAAACGTCTGCCACTGCCCTTTGGCTTCTTACCTGTTCCTTTTTTAGGATCTGCCATCCCACTTTACTCCACGATAAACACCTTTCTTTGACTTTGAAGGCTCTTCAGTTGTGCCTTCATGTTTGACACCTCTGTAAACTCCTTTCTTATCCGTAACTTTCTCTTCTTTTTGAGAACCTACACGCGAACCTCTATAGTAATTATCCATAGTATACCTCCAGTTAGTATTGAAATTAATCAATGCGTTCCTTCAGCACCACGCCTACTTCCGTCCCAATAGGGATGAACGTGTTTTTAGTTTATGTGTACCCGCCTCCAGCATCTTTATAAGCCTTTGCAAGCATCTGGGCTTTACGCGCCGACCATTGACCAGCCTTACCGCCCTTTGTTCCTGCCTTTATACGATTGAACTGACGCTTACGCATCTCTGGCTTTGTGTAGTTGCCAGCTTCGTTAACCCTAGATTTTTTTTTCTTAGCAGCCATATCATTCCTCTTTCTTTGCTGGATCTCTAAATAGTATCTTAGTACCTGCATCAGTTGTTTGAATCTCACGTATTCTACAATACGATTCAAAAAACCTATTCCTTCCTCCAGTAACTAAACTTATTGATTGATTATTCAAAGCATCTGAATATTCTAAACAAGAAGTTAACTCCCTGAAGAAAAACTCTTCTCCTGTAGGTTGCCCCTTTTCTAATATTATAAGGACAAATACCATCATAGTCATGCTTTAATATCTACCGTATATTTATCTTGATTATAAATTTTTAAAATAGTAACCAGCAACTGACCATTTTTATATTCATAGTAAAACTGTTCAAGATAAGTTATAGCCTGTACAGCCCCCTTTATAGCAAAAGTTTTCTGCTTTAGAGAATACACTTCTCTTACCTTGTCAGGTACTATAGACTCCTGTGCATTAACACTATTAGGAAAAGGAGGTATAGCTTCCACTACAATCTTCTTTTCTTCTTAACAGCCTCCACTTTTACTGCCGTAGGTGCTTGTAGCTCCCACGTTAGCAGCAGCAGCTTCGTGTCCCACGCTGTTCCAAGGACTCTTGGCGCTTGGTTACGCACATACACAGTTGCTCCGTATCCGCACTTTTGGTAGTTGTAGCGCAGCCACATCTCCGCAACTCTGTGTCGCTTTGCTGGGGGCTGGACGTAGCGTAGCATTCTGTATTCTCGCATGTCGCAGAATAAGTTTGGTCGTTCTGGGTCATAGACTAGCTCTTGCTCAAGAGAGCCTGTACGAGAGCTTGAATCTGTTCGTTGGTCTTTTCCTGAATCTTCTCTTGACGCGCCAACGAGTTTACTATGGCTTCCACTTTCTGCTCCGTCACTGCCTGTGCTTGCCCGTTGGCCTGTGCCTTTGCCGCAGCTTGCTCTGCTATCTGGGCTATTCGCTCACGATCCTCTGATGCGTGTGCTGTGTTAGCTTGTAGTACGCCCCAAGCAACTGCTAAGCTTACAGCAGCAGCGCCTATAGGTAGCCCCCACTGGGGTATTCTAATGCTTCCGTCACTCATAATTATTTCCTCTTATTCATTATTCCCATTACAGATCTAACGCCAAATGATGCAGCAATGATTACAGACAAACTGTACTGATACCAATCTGGCATATTTTCCAAAGCTTCAAAACCTGCTTGTACATATTCTACAGTTACAGGAAAGAAACAAAGCACAAGAGGTACACTAAATAAAAGTGTAAGCCACTCATCTTTCCAAG